GTTCCATTTGAGCGTCCGCCATAAGCATTTTTGTCTCTTGACGCTTCTTAAAAATATGTGAACCGGCGTTTACAGCTAATTTTATTGCACTAAACCACATAATTTACCTAAATTTTGTCCTTATTTTTTAATTCGTGTTGTAAAACTGTTTTTGTTAACGATGTATCAGCTCTTAAATGTGCTAAATCTTCGTTTTGTTCTAGTTTTTCTTCTTGATTCATCTGATTCATCATAGATTTCATCTTATCAAGGTTAATTCTTTCCTTAGCTTCTTGTTCTTTACGATAATTTTCTTGTGCTCTAAGGTCTAATTCTCTTGCTCGTAGTTTTGCAATAGGATCATTGTCAAATTGTGAAGTAATTTCTTTTTCTTCCTTCATAAATTCTTCCATCATCTCTGCAATAAGTACTGCTTTTCTAGATTCTATTTTTTCAGTTAACATTCTAACCTGCATTTGCATTTGTTGAGCCATTTGTGGGTTCTGTTGCATAGCCATTTGCATTTGTTGTAGTTGTTGTAACTCATTTCTAAACTCTACTTCAACTTGTTCTTGTGCCATTAAAGAAATATGTTCAAAAATATTTTTCTCTAAACTTGCCATAACAACTGGATTGTTTCTTGCAATGTTAGTTGCCATAAAATTTAAGTGAGCAGTCATGTGTGCTCTATGATCTTGACCTGGAAATGCTTGGAATGGTTTCCCTGCGAGAGCATCGATGTGTTCTAACGCAGGGTCCTTTGGTTGTGGGGGTTGTGGTCTAATTAAAATCTTATCAATATCTTTTACACCCAATGCTTCATACATGTTTCTGTAAACTGCATACTGATTATGAATACCTGGATTAGAAGTTGCCAGCTGCAGCTCTGTTTGCGCAAGGGAAATACGCTGTGTTTGTGAGAAAATATTAGGGTCTGCAACTGGCAAGATATCTACACGGTCATCAAAGTCTTGTTGTTTAATCATTCTTTGACCACCAACTACATCGTATGGGTACTCTGCAGGTAGATAAAGTTTAAAAACTCTTGCTAATAATTTAAATTCATTTTTAAGAGCTGCATAAATTCTTTTGTGAATAGCAGACATTGTTCTACTACCCCTTTCAAGCAATGCTACAGTCGTGCCCACAGCTGCTTGTTGATTCCCATCTCCTATTTGCAGGTCCGCTATGGAAGCGAATCTTTGCCCTGCATTTACCACGACTCCCATAAGTTGTAATAAGGTTTGAGAAGGCTCTTTAAAAGGTAACATCATAAATGAATCTCTAATGTTTCCTCCTGGAGCATCTACATCTCTGAATTCACCGGGTTGTATTGCTTGTGCATCGTCTCTAATTCTTATTCCTCTTTGTTTAAATCCGGCAGGTAAATTTGATAATGTTCCTGCATCTAATAGTTGTCGTAAAGCAGATGTAGCAGTTCTTGATAAACCGCCAATCATGTGTATTAAACCAAAACCATAAAAACCTAGCCCTGGTAAAAATTTAAAATGAACGAAGTATTGTACTTTTGATTTTTTAGGATCACCAACTTCGTAGTTTCTTTTAATGGATAAAACTTCTCTAGAGTTTTCTTCTATTGTTACAATGTATGGAAGTTTAATTCCAGTCGGCTCACCATCTTCAGGATTGATATCCTCAAAACCTTCTAAGTCTAAATTAACATGACACTCTAATAAACTAAATACATCTTCTTCTCTTCCTTTAGTTCTACCTTCTAATTCATTTTCTTTTGCTTGAACTTCATCTTCATGTAACTGACCTGGTTTTAATTCTATATCTCTATAGAAACCTGCAACTTGTTGTTTTCTTAATTCGTTTTCTGAAATTTTTATTTTATGAATAATTGCTTCCGCATCATCTAATGAGGTAGCTGTATACGGAACAATTAAATCATCAGCAGGTACAAATTTAGATACTGCTCTTTGTAAAACTTCATCATAATAAACTTTTTTAAAAGATGATCCTGCAAGTGGTAAATAAAATAACATCTGATCAAACTCAGGTTCATATTCTTTCATTTGATCCATCAACTGATAGTTCATGAAATCTTTAACACGATTTGCTTGTTGTGTTTTTTCTGGAGTAGGGATTCCTAAGATTTGTGTTCGGACTGGTCCATCAGCTGGGAGTAACTCTTTATATGCCAACGCCTGAAACTGAGTAACAGCTTCAGCAAGCACCGGATGAGTGGCACCCGAAGCACCCGAGAATGGTTCCGTCCTGTTTTCATATTTGAATCCTAACAGATCTAAACCTGTTTTGTAAGAGTTTTCCCATTCTTTTCTAGAATTTTTATAATCTTGATAATTTTGAAATAAGTTAGAACTTAATCGACCTAATATATCATCAGGTAAATGGTCAGCTAAATTAGCATAGTGATTTTCTGTATTTGCAACAGAAGCAATTGCAGGATCATAGTTTATATCAACTGATCCATCTTCATTTTCTGTAATCTCTACAGGGTTTCCCTGTTCTTCTAATTCTTGTTGTTCAGCTGCTTCAGCCTCTGCAATTTCAACATCAGAAGGTACATTAATTTCTTGCTCTACATTTGGAAGAGCTTTATCTACGTCTGCCATTTATTTTCTCCGTAAGTTTTACATCTTTAACAGTATTATACGATAAATTCAAGCCCTGTGGTGTAGGTCCTGATTTTGGTGGTGGTCCACTCTTTTTACCTTTTTTATAGGGTGTTTTATTTTTCATCAGCGAATTTTTTCATTTCTGCATGAACATCATCCTCAATACCAAAATCAAAATCTTTAATTTTACCATCTCCATCAGGTCTTGCTGATACTTCTTCATACTCAATATAACCTGTTTCAGGGTCTTGTTTAATTTGCATTTCAAATTCTTCATAACCATAATCACCTCTGTCTCTAGTTCTTTTAAGCCTAGCTCCACCCGCTCCTTCATATAATTCATAGTCACCTAAATCATATCTCATAAATTCATCTGGGCTATCCATCTTACCTATGATTTTAGATTCACCCATCATTTTAACTTTATTAATTAAATTAGTTAAATATTCAGGCATTTGATTTGCTGATCTAGATATTGCTTCAATAGTAGGTTCAACTGTCTTAGATAAAGGTTTTATAAATTTTAAAAATGGAAGTGCGACTGCTATTGTAGCTGCACCTTTAATAAATTTTCTTCTACCTAAATTTTTTGGATCACCACCTTCAGCGAGTTGTACACGTCCTCCTCTATTCATATACAATTCATAAGGAGTTCCTGTTACATCATAAATTTTTTGTTTTAAACTTTCTACTAATCCTTTTCTTGAAGATGCTCTTTCAGCTTCTTCTGCTGCAACTTCTGAATCAACTCTTTGTTTTGCTTGCTCTAACTGCATTACTTCTTGTGGGGAAACTTCTGGTCTTGCTCTCATTGTCATTAAGTTTTCATCTAAAAGATCGTCAGCTGCCACATCAAATGATTTTTGTTGATTAATCTTTTTTTGAATTTCTTGTTCTTGATCTGTTAGTCGATTGTATTGTCTTAATTTTTGATAAGGTATATCTAATCCAACAAACCTAGTTGCCATTTCAGGTGCAGACTTTCCTTCTTTAAATGCAACACCTGTATCATATACACCATAAGCTGCTCCAGCTATTCCTAAACCTTTTAATGCAGCTTTACCATATTTCTTATTCGTAATATCATTGGCAAAACCTTGTAAAAATTCTGCAGCATATCTCGAACCTGGAATTGCTTCTGCAAATAAACCCGCTTGTCCGGGTTTTATAGCTAATCTACCTCCACCTTGATTTGGTGTAGTCATTTCAGTTATTTCAGGTATTCTTTTTGAAATTAATTCTTTTGCTTTTTTATTTTCACCTTGTCTGTATAAATCCAAAACTTCACCTACATTTGGTTGAACTTTTCTAATTCTTTCTAATTCTTTTTCAGTTGCAACACCTGCAATATTTCTAAAATATTGATCAAAAGATTTTTGAAATGTTTGTGGTTTTATTACTTCTTTAAGGTTTTTTTCTACAATATTATTTCCTTTTAATTTATAGTCAGGTAATTCATTTCTTTTTAATGTTGGAAAATCATTAACTAAATCGCTATAAACTTTATTAACTTCTTTTAAAGCTAAGTTTGCTGCTTTTTTATTTCCTAATTTTAATTCTTCTTTTGCAGTTCTCAAATAATTTTTTACTTTTTTATATCTACCTTTGTATGGTCCTCTTGCTTGAGCTCCCATAATTTGAAAATTATATTTTCGACTTGATAAACCAACTTTTCTTAATGCACTAGGATCTTGTATGATTGTACCAGGAACTAAACCTTCATAATGTTCTAAAGAAGCTAACAAATTTTCAGGTAGTAACTGTGTTGCTGCTCTTACATCTGTTAGTTTTGTACGTGTTCTTAATCTAGAGTCTAAAGTAGAAGGATTAAAATTTTCTGGGTAAGCTTCGGGATCCAATTTCATTAAGTTTTCTTGAGCTTGTCTATAACCACCAAAAGTTTCTTTTTTATTTTTAACTAAATTTTTATTATCAGCATAAAAACCTGTTTGAGTTCCTTTTGCAGATTCAAAATCTTTTGGGGTTAAAACATTTTGTTTTATTAAACTATCTCTATGTCTCATTATTTTTTGATACATTGCTTTGTTTTCTCTGGTTGTATAATTTCCTCCAGATAATTCTTCGGCCATTTGTGAAAGTGATTTTGATTTTAAATTTTTAGAAAAATATTCTTTTTGTTTTTGAGTTAAATTACTAACTCCACCTTTTTCAGTTTTAATTATGTTTTGTTTTATTTTTGGATCTAATTGTTCAGAAACTTCAGTTATAACATATGTATCTGGTATGGTTCCAGTTTGTTGTTTTACAAGTTTTTGAATATTGTCTAAATTTAATGGATATTTTTCATTTGGATATAGTTTTCTATTTTTTTCAAAATCTTTTATATCTCTTTCTAAAATTTTTTTAATTACACCTCTTCTTTCAACATTTATACCTCTAGTTGTTCTGCCATCTACTTTAGATGGTCTTGTAAGGTATTTATATAAAGCTA